CGGAACCGGCAATCAGCACCGGATACTTTTCTTTCAGCCCGTAGTATTCGCCCTCCGGGTCGAAGATAACGAACGGCATATCCGGCATTAGCTCTTCGATAAGGACAGCAGCGGTTGTCGTTTTGCCACTGCCCCGGATGCCCAGCACCGCCACGCACTGCCCGATGAAGGCATCTGTCTTCAGGTCAATGTTCCCGATATTGAGTCCCATTGGCTTATCATCCCTTTCCACCGGGCGCAGCTTCCGCCGTTCACACCAGTGTTCGCTGCCGTCCTTGTGCTGGATAAAGACGCGCGACGTTCCCAGTCGGACAATCGTCACAGGGACTTCAACTTCCCGGTAATCCTTGCCGCTGCCTATCCACGTCTTATACAGCGCATCATCACCAGCCTTATAGTCACGCTGGAGCATCACTGTCATGGTCGGCAACCCCTTCTGTCGCTGCCGGTTCGTCCGGCTTCAACGCTTCAACGTTCATCGTCTCTAAGCTCATAGTGACAGTGACACTGCCCTTGCCCCCGGTCTGCTCGGAGACATCCAGCATGAAATCGACCAGCTTTTCCAGCACGCCCATCGCCTGCGCCTTCACGCCGGGTACGACAATTCGTTCTCGTGGCTCTTGCGCCATTCGCTCATCAACGATAAGCGGCTTATGCTGGTTTTCGACTCCGCAGTATTCGCAAAGGTACATGAGTCCGGGCTTACCATCGCCGGGCGTACTGCTGCGCATGTGCGCTTTGAGTTCCCGTCCGCAGTTCCCACAATGCAGCCGGGTCGCTGTGTATTTGATAGCATCAGGTTCTTTGACCATCATTTCCTCCTAGCAGAAAGCCACTTATCTTAAGTTCTCCTCTCCGCAAAGCGGGGAGGGGTCAGGGGGGGGGGACTTTTTTATCGAACCCCAAATGCCGTCTTAATCGCCTGACACCGATTCGGATATTCCGCCGCGTCCGCCACCAGCGCCTGCACCATATCATCCAGACTGTAGCCGAGCAGCGACAGCACACCGAAGCCATGCAGCAGCACCCGCAGTTCATCGCCGGTAGTCAGATAATGCGCCGCAATCCCGTCCAGCGACTCCGCCTGCCGCGCCGCCACTTCCTCCAAATATTTCTCATGGTTGATATGCGCCGCATTCTGATATTTGAGAGCCTCGGCTTGCGCTTCAGCGATTTCCGCCTGAAGCTGCGAAATCAAACTTAAACTCATCACATCCCCCTACAGCAGACTCTGTTGCTTCGGCTTAGACACAGGTTGCACCGCCGCATAAGTAAACGTCTCCGGCAGCGGATAATTCGGAACACTCAGGAAACTGCGATATACAAACTCACTGCGCTGCACTGGCTGGAGATACGGCATCCCCAGCAGCCGGAACATCTCGCGTTCGTCCGGCACACACAGCCGCTTCCCATCGTGCCATATCGCCCCATCAGCCGCCCGCACCGGCGAACTCGTACTCTTCAGCCGGTCCATCACATACAAATTCGCATCCCCGGGACCCGTCCTCAGCCACCATATGTAGCCCAGGCTGTCTCTGTCCGTCAGAAACAATTCGAACCGTATCCCCTCGAACTCGAAGCCGCGATATTTTTCGCCCCAGCGCGGCAGACGCTTTTCCCCGTACAGCGCTTTCGTGATAAGGCCGCTGGCAACATACCTGTCCAGCCGCGCCAGCACCGAAGTCCCGGCGATTGCCACCAGTTCCACGTCCTTAACCGATGCAGCGCCCCGTCGCACGCTGCCCCCGACTTCAAACCATTCGCACGCATCTTCTAGAAGCTGGCGCACCTCATTCACCACCGGCAGCACCAGCCGCAGCGCAGTTCGCTCACTCATAAGATTCCTCCACGTCATCCAGGCACAGCACGGCGGCTGCCTGATAAAACGCCTCCATCCAGACCTCGTACATGTCGAACGAGCAGAGCGACTGGCACAGCCACACTTCAGCACCCATCGCTTCAAAAATCGCATCGCCGATAGCTTGCTGATAGACCAGCGCCAGTGAGTTGCCCGTCATCGCCGCCCACAAATCCACATTTTCGGCACGATCCAGAAACCGCAGAATCCCTTCCCGCACCCCATCGATAGTTCGCGCAAAATCGGCTGTGAACACGTACCGTATATCAGCATAGGCATCCAGCGGCATCACATGCGCTCCTTTCCGTCTTCCCATACCTGGAAGCAGTTTTCGTGGATGCTGATATAGTCCTCCGGCTTCGGCAGCACCATCACAAAATCACAGTCATTCGGCAGTAGCTCATATCGAGCCTTTGCGATTTCATCCCAGGACGGATAACGTGTCGGGTGCGACATGCTTAAATGCCAGCCCACATTTTCATGCGGCGGGGATGCAAAAATTGTGCATTGCCCCATCTTGAATCGGCGCGTTCCATCTTCAAGCAACTCTCTGGAACGCCAGTCCATCGGCACCTCAACAATCGGCGGTGTCTTCGTCTGCGGCTTCTGCCCCAATCCAACATAGCCGACACGGGCAAATGCCTTATCACGTCGTTTAGGCGGCATCCTGCACCTCCTGGACGACGAACTGAATCTCCACCGGTTCGCCCCACACATCACTCAACACCCGGCGCACATTGCGATACAGCCGGTGCTGGAGCATGTCCCGCGCATAGGTGCTGTGACATTTAATCGTAAACACTCCGGCTTCGTAATCGACAAACCGTGCCGGGCGCAGCCAGGTATCAAAGCTGGCACGATCCAGCAGCAGTTCAAGCTGCTGATACGCCGCCAGCCATTTATCGCGGGGGGTATCCAGTGCCGACGGTATCAGCGACTCATCATCAGCGACACGTTCTCTCCGCGCCTGCCAATCAGCCAGCGCCTCAGCATTCACATCATCCCGCGTTATCGATGCCCCCACCGGCACGATGCCATATTTGTCTTCGCGCAGTTCATCAATCACGAAGCCCGGCGGATTGTCCAGCTTGCCCCGGCGCGTATCGCGGGCGTAGTACACCACCCCCCGCACCCGGTTCTCGCCATAGAGCGCAATCAATTTCTCGGCAGTCTTCGCCGTCAGCGCACCGCCCCACGCCGCCACGATTTCATCCACCAGCGCCGCCGCAGTCCCCCCCTCCCCGTTTACGGGGCAGGGGACGGGGGTGGGGATAGGCGGGGGGTATGGAGAGGGGGGCAGCCCGGAAACGGGGGGAGCGGCAGGAACTTCGACGTTTGGGAGCGCCATCTTCTGGGATACCATTGATGGCGAGCCAACAGCAGCAGGCGGGCGAGGCTTCCACGCGGGCAGGCTGCTGTTGCTGGCTTGGAATTCCCTGCCTTGTGATTTTTGTTTGGTAGATTTCTCTTGTTGATTCATCGTGCCATTTTGACGCGATGATGACTCCAAAATGGAGTCATGCCCCGACGATTTGACACGATGATGATTCCATTTTGCAACGGCAGCATTCAACGCACCGTAATCCAGCGTGTACCATTTCCGCTGGTCGCCCCGCTCCTTGCGAAATTTGCCGCTGACCACAATGCCCTGTTTCTCAAGTTCCCGGAAGGCACGCGAAATTTTCGAGACGCTCATCCAGCTAAAATGGTTTTCCTTCCATTCCGGGTAGGAGTTGAATGTCCACCATTTGCCTTGACGATAGTGAAATTTCGACTGCTGCTTTTCGTTGAATCGCATCCATGCGTACAGCTTCTGCACGATGAACGCCGCGTCAATGCTGCCCAGGGCAAGCGCCAGCTTTGGCTGCACCGTCAGCGCATCCTCACCCTTGAGCAGCTTCTCTTCCTCCTGATGCGCTTTCCGTCGCGTTCGCAGCATCGTTGCCACATACGCCACCAGCAGCCGCCACCAGTCCATCACACCCGCCAGCGGATTCGACCCGGCGGGCGCTCTCCATATTCGTACAGCCATAACGATAATATCCTTTCTAACAGGTCTCTTTGACGGGCGCGATACGTCGCGTCCGTGTCTACAGCAATTGCAAACGTTGATTGCTGATGCTGGGCGATAACCACAGGCACTCCACACTATTTGAGTTGCCGTTGGTTGTGTTCGTGCGTGAAGCCATGCGCCAGCCCGAATACAATTCCTCGTAGAGCGCCGACGGATAACCGCTCACCGCCGCCATTCCTTCAATCTGGTGCAGGGCATCGGCAAGCTGCCTGTGATGTACATCGCTGGCTTCGTGTTGATAGCGTTCCAGCGTTCTGCCTCGTGCTTTCAAGACATACGGCGGGTCAACGTAGAACAGGGTCTTTGGCGTGTCATAGCGTTTGATGATTGTCAGTGCATCATCTGATTCGATAATGGCATCTCGCAGCCGTTCCGCTGCCAGCCATAGCCCCCGTGTACGTTGCCATTCCTTTGATACTGAAGTACCACGATGTATATTTTTCTGCGTGCGAAAGCCCGTTTTTTCTTTCACCCCGCCGCCGCCAAACGCCTGCCATGCCCTGATATAGAAGCGACGCGCCGACTCCATCGGGTCATCGCAGGGTTCGAAAGCCTCGTGATATTCAGCACGGGAAAACGGTGTCAGTTCAATTTGCCGGATGAACTCATCAGTCTGAGTTCGCAGCACCTTGAAGAAATTAACCACGTCGCCATTCAGGTCATTCAACACATCGACAAACGCCGGATTCTTGCGGAAGTAAACGGACGCGCCACCGCAGTAGGGTTCGACATAGCAATCATGTACCGGGAAAAACTGCACAATCCATTGCGCGATTTGCCATTTAGAACCGTAGTAACGAACCGGCGGCGGGTCAAAAAATTTCATTGCCATTACCTGTGTCCTCGATTTCCTGCGCCCTGTGACAATCGGCTTTCTATCAACGCTTGCTCAGGTTACGCAGGATCACATCCTGCATCGCCATCGCTTCGAACAGCTTGCGCACATCGGGATTGACTTCCATCACCGCGTCCAGCACACGCCGGGAAAGGCAGTCATCGCAATCGCCACATTCAGAATTTGTCGGAGGCATTTCTGCTGCCGGCATCAGAGCCTGGGCGAGTCCCGTCACGTTCTCAGCGGCTGTCCGCATGTTTGCAGCGGCTTCCGCTGTCGGGGCATGATGTACCTTGCCCTCTGGTTTGGATAAAGCCGAAAGCCTGTAATCGAGCGCCCGTCTGCCCGCCGGTGTCGTAAGATAGGTGCTGCCCTCCAGTGTCACATGCCCCTCGCGCAGCAGTTCCGTCATGAACTCCTGTTCGTCTTTGCTGGTGAGTTTCACCCGCTCAATACTGTTGGTCGTCAGCAGCCGTTGAAGCAATGCCGCTGGATTAAATGCCGTGTCAATTCCGTTGTTTGTTTCGATTTTCACAACCTCCGGCGTTTTCCCATTGTTCAGAAAATCGCTCCCACCATCTGTGAGGGTGTAGGTATTCTTGGTGTGCCGCTCAACATAACCCTGCCGCACTGCTGTCATCAGCACAGTTTTTTCAATGCCATTAACCAGGGTGGGAATCTTGCTGTCCACCTGCTGAAGAAAAGCTTTCACTGCATCCATCAATTTGCTCATGTCATCCTCTTCGTTCAATCCTGATTTCAAAAACGGAATGAGTTGTTTCAGACCTGTCGAATGCCGGGCATTCCTCGACAGATTAGGCGTACCTGTCAGGATAAAGCGGTTCATATCTGCCCACGCCCGGCAGCCAGATTCCGTGATGCGATAGCCCTGTTCGTGCCTCTCGGCGTGTCCCCGAATCATCAGCATGTTGATATGCTGCCCGGCAAACGCCGCTGGATAGAACGGCTCGCCGTTGATATGCGCATTGAACAGCCGCATATAGAGTGAGCGGATTTCTATTTCCCCGGCAGGCACGTTGTAGGCATACATCACGCTTTGCTTTCCTGCTCAATCTCCAGCGCCTTCTCATGGAGCAGTTGGCACACGTCATCGAGTGTTTGCACCACTTCTTTAGTGAACATCAGCACGGTTTGATATTCGTTCTGGAGCATCTCTGTATAGCGCTGCGCCCCGTTCACCGACACGAATTTCGCAACCTCCGCCGGTGAAGCCGCCAGCAGCCGCTTTATCGCCCCATCGACCTCCGCCCGGTGAGTCGCCTGTGCCGCATGTGACAGCCATTTCAGCATCAATGACATCTCGCTTCCGAGCATCACAATCGGATGTGCATCCCATGCCTGTGCCGCCGGTGGCAGTGTCTCTTCCTCCCCTCCCTGAATTCGGGGAGGGGCAGGGGGTGGGGTTTGCGCTGGCAGCGGTTCGGGGTCTTGCTCCCCCTCTCCGTCTGGAGAGGGGGCAGGGGCGTGAGGTTGCGCTGCATCGTCCAGCCGCAGATTCGAAACATATTGATAAACACGTTTTACCACTTCCCCCCCAATCACTATTGAGAGCGTCGCCAGGCTTCGCGTATCAATGCCATCTACCGTCCACAGCACGTTAAGCTGCCAGGGTTTCGGTGAACTTATAATCCAGACCTTATCGCCCGAACGAATTTCAGGTGTATCACTCCTGGCAGAAAGCGGGTTATCTGCGCTCGCCGGTTGCGATGTAGCGGCAAGGCGTGCCACAGCCTGAGCAGGCAGCGCTACTTCCTCCTCCTCTTCGTCATCGTCATCCGGGGCATGTTCCGAAATCAGCGCGTACTGCCTCAGATACTCGTTGCCTTTGTTCTTCAGCGCCGCCATCCACATCTCAGAGGATGTGATAAAAATCATCCCCTTTTCTTTGAGTGCCATGCGTGTCGCCGCATTCTTCGGATCGATGGAGTCGCCATGATAGATTTGAAGCAGCATCTTGTCCTGAGCCTCTGGCAGCCGTTCGTAGCTCAACTGCGCTGGCAGGTAATTCACGATAGAGACGCTGAGCTTGCCCGATTCGGTATAGAGATTGACCTGTACTTGTTCCTGGTCAACCTTCTGGACGATGCCTTTCTTTCCTTTGCCGAATGCGCCATATCCGGTGATGACGACCATATCACCAGCGGTATACCCGATTGGATTTGAAACCGGTGCAGCAATACTGGCGGCCGGTTCCGGGCTGTCATCTTTTGCCAGCCTCGCGTTTTCCGCCTCCACCTGATGGAACACACCATCGCCGCCCTTGACTTGCAGCATCACCGCACCGGGACGCGGCAGGTTGCTCGCTTTATAGACTGCTGCGACCTGCCCCTTCATATTCTGGTTGCCCGCCTGCCATGTAACCTGCTTGCCTTCCCACCACATAACGCGGCTGTCGGGTTTGTCTTCATCCGGCGGCTCAGGCTCTGTCACTGCATCTGGTAAGACCTTCCAATTTTGGAAGGTGTTATCCCCCTGACTTACTGCAACGGCAGGCTTTAAGGTGTCCAAATGAGCCAGAATGCCGCCCAGTGTCCAGTTGTCGGTATCCGCCTCCACCCAGACCTCATCTGGGACACGAAGCAGTGACCGATGTTCGGCGATACGTGCCACATTTTTCAGCCCGGTCACATCCAAAATCCGCTGCGACATGCCCGGCTTGACCGGGTATGCATTGCCGTTTGCCACCTGCGCATAGAACTTCCGGTCAACTTCGCCCGGCAGCACCATGTCCCGGTAGAACATGAACTTTTCACCTGGGTCATCCCGGTACATATCCATGATGAGCAGCGCCAGTTGCCGCGCCATGCCGACAGCAAACAACGGGCGGCGTACACCATTTTCCGCTGCCTGCCGCCATACATCTGATTTATCCACAAGCCGCGCCGCAATCTTCTCGTACTTCCCGCTGTCAACGAAATGCGCCAGCAGCCAGTGCGCCAGTACCCGCCGCTCCCCTGTCTCAATCACATACTGCCCGCCCTGGGCAGTCACCGTAATCGGATTCACCAGCCCGTCGCGGTGGATGCTCGCCGCCAGCGCAATCAGTTCGAGATATTCATCCACAACCGGATTGCGCTCGTCGCTACCAGCAGGATCACCCACACCCATCAGCAGCTTAACCACGTCAATGTCAACCGGCGATGCCTTTCTCGCCATCAGATGCCAGTTGCCCAGGATAGCAGGTAAATCGTCCGGGTCGCCGTCCCACTGTCCCCGCACCGTGATCGGGATTGCTCGTCGCGGCTGCGTCAGGTCCGGGTAGATTTCTTGCAGCGGCAGCGGCTTCGCCACCTGGTTGCCTGTCTCCGGTATGTCGATGCGTCCGTACACCGCTGCATCGACCTCCTGCATCGTCAAATTCGCGGCTGGCTCGGATGTAACATTCGTCGGTTCGTCCAGGGGGCTGCTGTCCGCATAGCCTTTTTTCTTCGCCATTACGCCACCACTTTCTGTACTGCGTGGACAATATTCCACACCTCTGCCAGCGCTTCATGTCCGGGCGCATAGGCAAACAACAATCGATTTGCAAACGCCGCATCGCTCCAGACCGTGCGCAGCGCTGTTGACGGCATAATCACCTTGCCGAATTTTTCTTCAATCTTTTCCAGCCCATGTTGATGCGCTGTAGTATTCGAGCGCACCATCGTCGGAATCACCCCGGCGAGCGTCAGCGGAATCAGCCGTTTACTTTCGCGGATGCTGTTCACTTCCTCGGTGCGGGCGATGGTCGCCGCCAGCCCGCGCAGCGACAGGTATTCCGCCAGCGTCGGATACAGCACATAATCCGATGCCAGATACAGCATCGTATGCAGCATGTACGGCGTGGGGGAGGTATCAATCAGCACCACGTCCACATGTTCCCGCAGTTCTTCCAGCCGCTCTCGCAGCAGCAGCACTCGCTCCGTCACCTGCGGAATACCCCGCGATTCAACATTCCCCGGCAGCACCGCCAGTTGCCCCTTCACCTTATGTTTGCCCGCCCAGACTTCCGGGTTGGGCGATTTCAACAGTTTGTTCCATTCCCACTCATCAGCCTGGGCGATAAGCCGGTACAGCCCGCCCCATTCCTTTAGCCCGAACTGGACGGTTGTATGCCCCTGCGCGTCAGCGTCGATGACCACCACGCGCAGCCCATCAATCGCCAGCCCTGCCCCGATATGCGTCGTGAGCGTCGTCTTGCCCACGCCGCCTTTTTCATTCAGCAGTGTGATAACTTTCATGTGATCCTCCAGCTTCATCCTTCCGGGAAATTCAGTTTGAGTACCCACGCCTGATAGTGGTTTGCCTTGCGTTTCAGCAGCAGTTCGCGGGCGGCAGTTTCGTCGTCCGGCACATGGAATGAGCGATCCCGATTCCTGCACCACCACTTCCAGAACATCAGCGGATTTCCAAACCCCTCGTCCACCGCGTCTTGCTGTTCCATGTGGCGCACATCATCGGACTTGATTTCCGTTATCGTCATCAGCACAGGCAGATAGCCCAGGCTGACGAGCGCAACCTCATGACCATCTACCGGTATACCGCGCGTCTTCAGCCCGGCAACCAGGAACCGGTAGACATCATAAGCAACTGGAACCCGTTCCTTCCCGACCAGCCGGTACCGCGCAGTGGGCAGTCTGTGACTGTATTGAATCCCCACAACCTGACCGACGTAATACAAAGTGAGGCTCGATGTCTTGTAAAGTTTCGAAACCTCGTTCGAGTGCCAAACGTGTCCGGGTTTCCGCTCGACACGTTGGGTTGTCTTGCTTCCGTCCAGTACCGCCCGCCAGTCGCTGACGTTCATACGTCAGCCTTTCTTGATGCCTGCATCGCCCGCACGTAATCACGGTGCGCCAGAATTTCTGCGTCCCGGATGCACTGCACCCGGCGTATCATGCAGCCGAGGATATATTTCGCCTCGACAAATTCCCGGTCATTGGCGCTCAACAGCAGCGCCTTCCCCGCGCTTTCCAGATTGAGCAGCGCCTCGTACAGGTCAGCGGATATGATGCGTGGTTCCATAAAAACGTTCCTTTCATAGCAACTTTGTGCTATACTTACCTTCGGATAAGCCCTGCCGCGCTCTCCGTTCCCCCGGACGCGGCGGGTAAAGATAACGGGCTTTCTACAGCCCGGCACTTTCTCAGTTAGCCTCCACATGGAGGAGTCTTCAGCGTCAATTGACGAGCGTAGAGCAGTCGTTGCTTGCTCGTCTTTGACGTTTCAATTTATCGTAGTAGTATGTTTCATACAGATAGGGGGAATGTACTCATGGAACTTGCTAAAGCCGTCGAACTCTTTTTGAAAAATCAGCGTCCCACCACCCGCGAGTCGTATCGCTACGTTCTCAAGGCGATGCTGGCATATATCGGGACAGCGCGACCAGTCGAAGCTGTTACCCACGTCGATATGATTGAATACCACCAGCATCTCGACACTAAAAATTACGCTATTGCCTCATTCAACAAACACGTCAAAACCATAAAAACGCTTTTCAACTGGATGGTTAAGCTGAAGGTGCTGCCCGAAAGTCCGGCGAGCGAGATGAAGCGCAAACGCCAGCGCATGTACGTCAGCCGTGATAAGGCCATGAGCGATGACGAACTCGCCCGGCTGCTCGATCACGTTCTCAATCACCCGCACAAAACCATGTTTTACCGCTGCCGTGATTACGCCATGATTCTCTTTCTGGCGGATACCGGCTGCCGTATTGGTGGCGCTGCCGGGCTGAAAGTCGAGGATTTGGATTTAGAGAAGCGGCGTGGCATCGTTACGGAAAAAGGGGATAAGCAGCGCCCGGTCAAATACGGCGACCTCTGTGCATCTGCCCTGACGCGGCTGCTGCTGATACGTCCGCGCACAGCGGGACGCTATGTCTTCAGCAAAGGTGCGCTCCCCATGAAGGCGAACAACATCTCGCTCCAGCTTCGTCGCCTGTGTCACAGTCTGGGCATCCGTACCCTGTCCGGGCATACCCTGCGTCACAGGAAGGGGCATCAATTCGCTGATGCGAAAGTCGCGCCAACTCTGGCAGCGCGTGCGCTCGGACATGACAGTGTTCAAATCACGCTGGATTATTACTACCCCACCGATTACGAATCAGCGTTCGCGGAACTCGACAAACTTCAGGTCACGTCCGATCTGGTTCCCCAGGAAGCGAAGCCCGTGATTGAATTTCCTCGTGCAATTGGGAAATAAAAAAGAGGGTGATAATCTGTTGATTACCACCCTCTCAAAAGGTTCATTTTTCGTCCGCTAATTTGGTGCCATTTTGTGATGCATTATTGCATGGGGTACAAGAGGTCATGGGTTCAAATCCCGTTGCCCCGACTGGTGCTACCTTAAAACAGTAGTTCCGGTTGCATCATTTTGGCACCTGCGTTTTGGGTGGTAATGCTATTCGGTTTTTAAGGTGCGTTTTAAGCCGCTGGTGGATAAACTTCCATCAGTTAAAAGTGTGACCCCGTTACTCTGCGCCAGCTAAGCAACAGAGAATAACGGGGTTTTCATTTCAGGGGTGGCTTCTACCTGTTCGATGACAAGAAATTCGTGCAGACTGCATCCGAGGAAATCACAGAAGCCAAGAACGACGTGTTCATCATAGCGCGTGATTTCGTTGCGTGCGTAGCTGTCAACCGTATTTTTTGCCACGCCCAGAATTTCGGCGACCTGACGGTTAGAGTAGGTACGTCTCTCTTTCCGTTCTTTGATTGCCAGCAGTTCGGTGTACCGATTGACAATCCTCTTTTTTGCGACCATTAAACCTCCCCCGGCTATGTAAGACACATCAACACTCAAATAGTAAATCCAATAATCAAAAAAGTCAACTGATTAATATTGAGACTGTTTTCATTGCTTGACTTATTTGAATATTGCGGTACAATTGGAGTAATTAGTTAATCCAATAACGCAAAAACCCCTGCATCGAACAGGGGGCTTGCGTCCGCCGGGGAAGCCTGGCAGAAACCAAATTAGCACAACCGGGAGGCTGTACCAATGCACGCTATCACTATACCTCAAAGCAACCTGTGGCTGCAATACTTCAACCGGCGCGATGCGGTGGCGAGCGTCGCCGCCCATATCGCCGCGCTGCCGTCGTCACGTACCGAGGAAAAGCATACCAGCCGCGTCTACCGGGCAGGCATGGAATATTTTTTCGACTGGATTCAGGACGAGCTTCCCACGCCCGACATGCTCCGGCGCTTCGTTGCCCATCTCGTGCAGAAGCAGTTGAAGTCATCCACCATCGCCAGTAAATATCTGGCACCGGTCCGTCATTACCTCAAGCGTCTGGCAGACCAGCACCTGCCCGGCTACACCGGCACGGAACGCGATTTCATTTCCGACTGCCGCGAATCCATCCGCCAGGCAGCCGCGCTCCCCACCCCGAAGCCGGAGACCACCAGCAATATCGCCCCATTGTGGAGACCTGAATTCATCCGTCTCAGCATTAATCAGGTCAACGCGGTATTGCGAAAGATTGACCGCAGCACCATCGCCGGAATGCGCGATTATGCCCTGCTGCACATCGCCTTTAGCACCGGTCTGCGCCTGGCAGAAATCGCCCGCATCAGTCTCGACAGCATCACACCATCAGGCGACGGCGAGAGCTACCTGCTCACCGTCCGGGGCAAGCGCTCTAACACCGACCCTGTGCCGATTTCCTGCACTGCCCACGCCGATTTGATGGCATATGTTGAGGCTTATAACCTCCCCCTGCGTAGCGGGGGGACTGAGGGGGGATACGCCCCCCTCCCTGCTTGCGGGGAGGGGTCGGGGGTGGGGTTTCGTGGCGGAGAAGTGGGGGCTGGCGTGGGAAAAAGTGGGGATGTTGACCCCCGGCTTATCATTGGGGCAGTCCCGGTTTGGCAGCCCCTGCACCGCAACAAATTCCATTTCAGAATCGGACGGCACAATCCCGCGCATGGTGTATCGCACCAGGGCATCCGGGATATTATCGCCCGCCATGCCGGTATCGCCGCGCATGACACCCGCCGCACCGCCGCCGCCATTGCCTACGATGCCGGGATGCCTATCAGCGATATTCAAGATTTGCTGCGCCACAAAGACGCAGCCGTGACCATGCGTTATGTCGGCAAAAAACCCAACTATCACCAGCGCTCACTCTCCACCTACGTCAGCTTCGGTTAATCGATACACCGACAATTGTCGGTGTATAGCGCAATTTGTAGGGGCGTGTCGGTGACACGCCCTTTTTAATTATGTAAGTTGCTTTGTAAGAACTATCTGTGATACGCTGGCATTACCGTCTCTTTATTTCGGGGGAAATATCATGTTTAACAAATCGAATGTCCGCCGTTGGGCGCATCGTCAATATACCGCCACACCGAAGCCGTTCCCGCTTCCCGTTCGCATCGCCATTTTCATCGTCATGATTCTCATCGGCGCTGCACTTCTGTTGTCACGAGTTTCCGCGCAGGATGTCACCACTTTGAAATGTGATGCCGCCTTGATGCAGCAGTATCAGACCTCGCTGGACGAGCAGAGCAAAGCCATCGCTGATGCAGCCGCCACCGGTGACGTTGTTAAATGGCTTGATCTCCTGCGGCAGTCGCGGTTTGCTTTCAGCGTTATCGATTCGCAATGCCAGGGAATGGCATTCAATAATGAACAGGATGGTCAGCAGCCTGTTTTGGGACCGCTAATTTTTGCCGATGGTATCTGGAAATCTACCTACACCACCGCAGGCTATGGGCAAATTACATTCGAAGTCATTAGCGGTGATTGCGATCAGTTTACGACGATGCTGCTGTACAACGGGGGTTTTACCGGGGAATTTAAGACGGGTGCGCAAAACGTCTTCACGACAAAAGACATCTGTACAGCCCTGGTGAAAATCGGGCTAGCAGACAAGCCCTGGTCACTGAGATTCGAACTCGTAGCGCCCGCAAAATAATAAAACAGGGGCGCGTCGAGCGCCCTCTTCACGCCTGGCAGAATATCAGTTATCCCGGCAGCCCGGCAGTATCCATTACTGGTGGAATACTCCCCTCTCCGATTGGAGAGGAGTTGGGGGTGAGGTTGGGTGTCGTTCCTGGCAGCGCGCTTGTATCTGTCCCCGCACCAGTCATGAAGGTCACATTGACAGCCGGTGGTATCACCATCAGCGGCTTATCCGCCAGCGGCACCCCGTCGAAGACTTCCTTAATCCAATCCTTGACATCCTGTGCCAGATCGCCCCATTGCGTCGCCGTATTCGGATTGATGAAATCCAGCAGCGCCAGCATCTTCTTGCGCAGGTCTGGATCAATCGTATTCGCCGCGTCCTCCAGCACACTCATCAGCGGCTTATCCGCCGTAATATGCTCAACCACACCCACCAGCGTTTTCAATGCGCCCGAATTACTGCGCAGCGCCTGGATGGTCACGATGACCGCCCCGATTAGCGAGGACAGAATCAGAAAAAATACGTGATCGCCGTTCATGGTTTGCTCCCTGTTAGAAAACTCAGCAGCGCGGCGAGTATCGCCATAAAGCCGCCCGCCCAGATGACCAGATTCTTCCAGTTGCCCCCCGCCAGTTCCACCAGCCGCCACAGCATCTTGCGGCGGTTGGTCCGGCGGATAATTTCCTGCTGTATCCAGACAGCCTGCTGCTGCTGCACCTGAATCATGCCAGCCTGTCCGTCCCGCACCCGTTTCAAAATCCCAAAGATACTTTCCGGCGCGTCCTTTTGCAGCGCATTGCCGTAAATCGCATCGTTCAATCGATTGTTGTCGGATACCTGCGCCGCCTGGCTGGTCTCTACCAGCAGCACATCCTGCTCGATGCCATTCATCCGTCGCTGGTTGTCTCTGAATCCCTGCTGCGCCACATCCATCAGCGACCCCCACACCATCAGCTTGCCGTCGATCATATTGACCGTCGCCGTAATCTGGCGACCCGTCTCACGCATGGTATCCACGTCGCGCCGGATCGCCGCCATCTCCGCCTGGCGTGCCGCGCGTTCCCGTTCAATCTCACCCCGCACATAATCGCGCAGATGGGCTTCAACCGAATTGACATCGTCCCATGTCGGCTGCGGCGCTGGCATTGTCATCCGGTCCTCTTCATCGTCAGTATCATCCACGCCGCTTTACAGAAAGGTGATTATCAAATTACGCCGGAGCAATCGACTGCACAATCGCCGTGATAATTAAATCTGCCGCCACGTCCCCGGTAGCATAATTCTGCGGCGTGGGCGGCACCAGCCGGATCGGGGTAATGCCCGGCACCCGAATAAAGTCCGTCACCCCCAGGCTTTCCACCACGCCGGTAAACTTCACCATATGCGTGTTGTACAGCCCGCCCGCACTGTTGATAAAATCGCTCGTCACGTCAAATTCGTTGTAATAGCCGATGCTGTAGTCACCGGCTGCCGTCACCAGATTGCGCTCAATAATCGGTCCATAAGTCGGCTGGTTCATGTAGCCGATGTCTATTGTGCACTTGGCATAACGCAGCGAGCGCTGAAATTGAAACCAGGCCCAGAACGTGCCGCCCGTCAGGTCAAACGCCAGCGTTGCCGATGCCAGAATCAGTCGGACGCGCAGTTTGACATTGATAATCTCGGAGATGTCCGTCGTAATGGGAATCTCCCAGATGGACGTTGAATTGCTAAACACATCGTAATGGTCTTTGTAGTGGAAGACCAGCGTCTGCTGAATCCGGCTCGGCTTATAGTTGCGCTGCTCGATGCGCTCCACCGCTTCCATCAACGTCGACCCGGCATCCTGGCGGCGTTTGTTCAGGTTGCTAATTTCCAGGCTGACCACGCTGGCATCCGGCGTGAGACGTTCGGTGACTTTGGTGATATAAAACTCATCATCCACCCGATCATCGAATTCTGTGCCGTCATCCCGTCGCGGCGGATTGTACATGACCCGCACGCGGTCTCCGGGGCGCAGCGTGATTGCGCACTTCCTGAGCGTGCAGGCATATGTCACCTGCGGCTGGCTGTTGCGATACAAATCGGCATACGCGGCATCGGCCAGTGTGTTCGCCGCATCCACCTTCGAAGCCGTCGAGTTGCTCAGCGGCGCGATGTCCTTGTACTGCCCCGTCTTCTGAATCATCCCGTAAGCGGCAATACTGTCGGCATCGGACACGTAATAAATCGTGCGCCCGTCCGCGCCGACTGCCGACTGCACGAAGCTGCGCGTCGAACGTTGCAGCGTCACCGCCGCCTCGCCTTCACCGCTCCCGATGGGCAGCAGCCAGTTAAAGATTTTCTCCGACTGTTCGACCATCGAAAAACTCTCGATGACCGCCATGCCGTCATCATCGGCGGTTGCGCTGTCAATGTTCGTCAGCGTTAAGCCGGTGGACTGCCCGAATGCGCCCGCTTCCACCAGCCGTCCGGACGCGCCCAGGCGCAGGTGCAGCCCGTTATTTTTCACCAGTGTTTGCAGCGCGCCCAGCACGCTCGCCCCGTCGTAGCGGGCGGCAATAATCAGGCTGCTGGTTTCCGTCGCCGCCGTCCAGCCGGATAACGCCGCCAGCGAACTGACCACCGTCGCCAGCGCCACGTTATCATAGGCCCGCGCCAGCAGCGTATTCGTATTTTTGAGTTCTTGCAGCAGGTCAACCCCGTCGATGTCCAGCGTTCGCCCGGACGGTTTTTCGTTTTTGCCCCGGTTCGTGATGATACCGGATGCCACCAGGCGCGGCGCAGCACTGCCCATCTGTTGGTAGACGTTGACCCGGCGTAATGCCAGCAGCAGACTGCGGGCGCGCGGGTCGTTGCCGGGGATAGTGACTTTGACGCTGCCCGCGCCATCCAGCAGCCGCGTTATCGTCGCGCCCGTCAAATCCACCGGACCATCACCGAGGATGTTCCCGCTGGCATCGGTCACAACCGCCCACAGTCGATTCATTCTTCCCCCTGCGCAGCGGGGGGACTGAGGGGGGATAGGTCTGTCTCCGGCGCTTGCTCCCCTCCCTGAATTCGGGGGGGGGCAGGGGGTGGGGTTTGTTCCTGCAATCCATACACTCGTGTAATCATCTCCACCACCACCGCCCGCAGCCCGGCAATCGTAGTTGCATCTTCCGCCTGTGCCAGCAAATCACTGCCCGGCTTCGGCAGCAGTTCCCGCGCCGCCATTGCCGCCTGCACCGCCTGAATATCAGCGATTTCTGCCGCGCTCATCTCAACAACTGTAACCTGTTGAGTCACCAGGTCATGCACGATTTTCCGCACGTTACCCTCTCAATCCATACAGCGCATAGCTGCTGCTGTCGATAAAATCAGCGCCGCCGGTAATTTCCAGGCTGGTCACCGGACTCGCCCCGATATAAATCCCGCCCAAATCCCGCCGGGTTCCGCTGGTGACGCGGAACTTGCCATGCAGGATAAATTTGACCGTGCCGGTGTAATTGAAAATCCAGGTGTCGGTGACACCGAGATAGACTCCGGTTGAATTGCAATGGATGCCGAAGCTGGTAACGCCGACCTGGACACTGGGGGTCGTAAGTGCGTTAACATCGTTGTAATGATAGTTTGCCCCCCCGTCTGCATTCAGCGTCACCGGCACGCTCGATACACCCGCCGCTCCTAACTGCGTCCGTAACAATAACGCCCTGTAGCTTTGTGGAATGTTGTTTATGGCAGCACTGGCAGTCAGACCGTCAAACGCTGTCCAGGGTAAAATCGGCACCAGCGCCAGAGCGGACGCTGCCGCTGCCACCAGTTCCGTCAGGCGCTGGTTGAGTACCGCCGCCCGCAGTTTGTCAGTCCGTACAATCGGCGAGAAGCTCATAGCACCCCATACAGCGCATACTGGCTGCCAGCCACAAAACTGCCCGACCCCGGTATCAGGTCAATCCGGCTGACAGGACTCGCCCCCAGATAATTGCCGCCGCCGGTGTGATATTCATATTCCGTCGTCGTCACCAGGCTGCCCTGGCAGTAGCCTGAATACAACATGCCTTTAGTCGTGGTCAGGATATATCCGGGCAGTTCAACCACCACCAGTCCGTAGACATTCGCCGGGGCGCTGGCGGCGGTACACATATCCTTCATATCAAACCCGGCTGTACCGCTGCCCGACTGCGTGCTGAGTGCCACAGCTGCGGCTGCCTGCACCTGATAGGCGTAATAATTAGCCTCGGTGCTGTCGTTATTCAGGCGCAGTATCAGCGTCGATTTTGTCGCCACCTGGTCGGTGCGCAGCAGCGCCACCAGCTTCAGCGACGTGAACAACTGCGAAATGCCCGTCAGCGTAATCAACGCCGCCGGGTCAGCCAGTGTCGTCCAGGGAACAATCACCGGCAGCAGACTTTCCCCTAGCGCGTCAATATAATCCGCGATTTCCTGCAATCTCGCGTTAAACGTCGCCGGGTTGCCGACTTCACCCTCTGTGAATGGCGTAAAAACCATGTTGACCTCTAATCGTAATCAATCGCCAGCCGGCTGAATTTGAAATTCTTGGCAACAGCGGGGACAGTGATAAGATACATCACGAAGCCCAGGTCTGTCGCGGCTGCCGGAAGATTGGCGCTCAACACTGACGGCGTGCCATTGTTGACGCGGAATGTCACCGTCCCGGCACTGTCGTTCACTTCCAGCGACAGCAGGTAGCGCGTGGTGGCGGTAATCGTCCCTCCGCTGACCATACTGCCGACGTTCTGCACTGCATTGTCACAGCACACCGGCACAAAGCCCGCATCACCCACGACTGACGAAAAGCGGAAGCCCGCGAAGGATGCCACCCCGACCAGCGAATCGACGTTGGTGATGGCTGCGCTGTTCAGCCCAATCCAGAAGCGGATATTGGCAATGTCCGCCGCCGCGCCGGTACGAAAGATGATATCGAGCTTCGGATTGTGTGACCGCCGCGTATGGTTGAACGTCGCGCTTATAAACCCGGCGATGCTGCCCGCGCCCGCCGCTGACAGTAAATTGATATAGGCGGAGTCGGTATCGTTGCTGGCGGTAGGTGTCCCCGATAACGCCACCGAGGCGATGCCCTGTACTGCTACCGTCGCGGCGGCAGCCTTGACCACGATTTGGTTGCGGGCATTCCAGCCCGGCTGAACTGCCAGGTCACGCGGCAGCTTCAGGCTGTTGTAGGTCGAGAGTGCCAGCGCCATTGGCGTATCCGTCTGCGCCCACAGCGTCGGCGTAAGACACACCAGCGTCAGCACCATCAGCGGGTCATCCAGAGCCACATCCTGCCGTGACGACAGAAATATCTTGCTGATATTGTGTTTGACCGTCGGCACACGCGCAGAGGACACCGAACGCAGGAACAGAATATCCCCCACCGCCCCGCCGATGATGTCCGTGAGGTCATCCGTTGCCGCACCGCTCTCGGTATCCACCTGATGCCGATTTTTTGTTATGGTAATTGCGCCGCTGGCTATTGTGAGTGCTGTTACCGGCTCTGCGCCGTAGTTCAATTGCTCAAACGGCAAACCCCCGGCGAGCAGGCTCTGAATAGCCGCGTCAAGCTGTCCCAGCGGCGCATTCCAAACGGCGGCAGCAATAGCAGCGCCGGTAGCTACTGGTGTATGGTGGATGTTCGACATGCTCGCTCCTCTGGTTAGTACCAGCAGTCCATGAAATCTACAGACAGATAGCAGTCCCCGTCATCCGTGCCGAAGCTGCCAGAAATCTCAAACGTTGATACGCCCGGCGGACACTCCACAAACCCGAAGCCCCGCAGCGCCTCGAAATCCGCCCATCCGCTTATATCGCCCTCATTCCCCATCACCGTCACACTGTTTTTCGTGCAGTCGATGACCAGTTCTTCTCCCGGTTCAAGCGTCCCCGCCCACCTGAATTCATCCTGCACCGCGCCATAGCTTATACGCCGGATAGTAAGGTCGCTCACCACCCCACCCGCACCAAAATCCAGCGGTGGCGTATCATCCAGCAGCACACCCTCACCAATCACCCAGCCCATGCTCCGCGCCCCAATCGTGATGACGGGTCGCGCCGCATGTGTGCCGTAATTCGTAGCGGTATAGGTCGAACCATTGACCGCCTGCGCTTCCAGCTTCATGCCCGGCAGCACATAGCCATCATCCATAAATAGACCATCGTCCAGATATATCGTCCCGTCGCAGTGCCAGCCGTCGTCCATACTGAGTCCGCTGTCCAGGAAGCAGGGCGCATAATTCCCCTGCCACACCGGGACATTCACCTGGAAGCTGGCACTCAACTTCTGCCGCTGGTGGACTTGATCCCGCGCATTCTCCGGGTCATCCAGGTTGTTAAATCGCGCTTTGCAAAAGCGCTTGCCATAGTGAATGTCGTCTGGACGGGCGAACAATAGCTGCTTGCCCCATCCCGCCATCGCCTGCGCCTGTTCCCGTAAAATCTGGGTGGTTTCTCTGGCGCTCAAATCCGCGAACAGCCACCATTCCGCCTGCACATTCCCCACCGGCTGCGGCGCACGGCGGTCTCCATACTCATCGAATCCGCCATCGACCCCGGCGAGCCGCGTTGTCGCCGTGACCAGATTCTTAAAGTTGTCCCGTTCGCTGCTCTGCGCCGGAAATTCGTATGTGCCGTAGTTGCCCGCGAATTTAACGAGTTGCATAACTTACTTTCTACCAATCCGCTTTTTGTTCCCCGCCCTGGGTTCGGCGTGCTATTCCCCTCCCTGAATTCGGGGGGGGGGTCAGGGGTGGGGTTTGTGGGGTTTTACCCCCGCGCCCGTTCCAGTTCCTCCAGGCGTTCCCATGCAGCTTCACCGGCGGCACGCCCACCGGCAGCATCATTCGCGTACACGATCATTTGCCCGATGAGAGGAGCGACCATTTTATCTGCATTCGCCGTAAACGTGCCGTTGGCTGGCGCAGTAAACAATTCCGGCTGCGCCCCTGTGCCAATCAGGTAAGTCTCGCCCGCCATCCCGCTCCCGCCACTATCTCTGGATGCCCCGTTTTGCAAACTCGGCAGCAGTTCCGCGTATAAGGACTGTGCCAGAAGGTAGGAGAAGGGATTTTCCCCATGCTCCGCAAACGTCGATTTAAGCGTCTGCTGCCATAGCTGCTCCTCGGTGAGATTCTTCTGTCCGGGATCGGTTGCAATAAATCCCTGAGCAGTAGCTTTCCCTTCTGCGACTCCTGCCTCAAATGCTTTAAGTGCGACCAGCGCTGCTCCGATTGCAGCCGCTACCGCAATGATGGGAAGTACAGCGGCGGCCATCGCCGCCGATAACCCCCCCACCCCGGCGGCAGCCGCCCATGCAGCAAACGCCAGCGCACTCTTTGCCGCCGCCAGCGCCCAGGTTATACCTGTCACCGCCAGAATTTTGACTTGCATTATTCCGTATGTGGCAGCCAGAATACCCGCAGCTATCGCCACCACAAACAGCGCCTGTAGGAGGGCAGGATTCTGCTCTAACAGTTCGTCAATAAATTTCCTTGCATCCTGAAGTTTTCCAATGAAACCATCGAAAGCCGCAACGACAATATCAATCATCATCCTGACAGTCACCGCCGACGCGCTCAAAAAAGCGAAGCCCATGATGGCAAGCTGCTGCGCGGATGTGGCAGCATCCGATAGCAGTTGTGCAATCCCGCCCGGATAACCCATCTGGGCAGCAAAAACTATCGCCGCAATCGCACCTGCCAGCAGCACCGCCGGAGAAAGCAGGATACCCATCGCCGTTGACAGGAGACCGACTGCCATACCCGCAATCATGAGAATCGGACCAAGCACTACCAGCCCGCCCGCAATCATGAGAATCGTCCGGCTAAGTTCAGGGTTCGCCTGCACCCATTCGCCAATCTTCTCGATAATCGGCTTCACGGTAGGCACAACTTCGTTTAGCATCGGCAGCAAAATCGCTCCGATAACGATGCCTGTTCCCGCCAGTTGGGACTTCAATAAATCGAATTGTGCCGCCACGCTCTCAAGCTGGATTTTCTCAGCCGCATCCGTCGCGCCCTCCAGACCTGTCTTATAGTTCTCGCCGAATTTCAGAAAATCCCCACCGGCTAGAGAAGTCACACCGCGCAGCGCTTCCAGACTTCCCGTAGCTTTCGCCATGCCCTTTTCGGCTACAGTGCTTGTACCTGCCAGCGCCTCGAATGCCCCAACCAGTCCGAGTTGTTTGATTGCCGCCTCACCTGATTCGAAGCCCAGTTCTTTCAGCGCGTCTATCATCGTCGCGTTGGGATTCAGCATGGATGCCATCATTGCGCCAAGCTGCGTCGTTGCCTGGCTGGCAGTATTCCCCTGGGTGGTGAGATAGGCAGTCATTGAGCCAAGGTCTTCGAAGCTAATGCCGAGGGAATTTGCCAGCCCTGTCACCTGTGGCAGCGCACTGGCGAACTCGTCCATTGTGCCGACACCCATCCCGACAGTACGGGTCAGCACGTCGCTGGCGTAACTGGCTTTATCGGCGCTGAATTTGTAGGAGTTCATCACCGAAATCAGGGCTTTGGTCGTACTGCCGAGGTTCGCCGCGCCCGCCGTCGAAGTCTTCATGGCAGCTTTGAGGATTGCCATGTGGGTTGATGCATCCGCGACACCACCCACAATATCGTAAAACGCTTCGGCTGCCGCCTGTGGACCTGCCACGCTGTCCGTCCCCATCGCCAGCACCTGCGCGTTGAGTGACACCATCTCTTCGTCAGTTTTGTTAAGCACCGCCTGGACATTCGTCATGCTCTTATCGAAGTCCATCGCCGCGCCAACGGCATATTCCAGCCCGTTCTTCAGCGGCTCGGTCAGCGTCGTAATCTTGCCGCCTGCCACCACCATCTGCTCACCAATCCTGTCGATGCGCTTGCCCAGCCCGACGACCTTTCCCTCAGCTTTATCAAGCTGGTCAGAAAGCCTGTCGTCAGCCTCCAGCACCGCAAACAAACTGGCAATTTCAATGGCGCTCATACACACTCAGAATCAAAACGGGCTTACGCTGTCCGCAGTGTAAGCCCCGCACGTCCCCCTATCGGATTTGATGTAACTACCGGATGCGCCTGTTGAGTTCATGATTTGCGTCCGCCACCTGCTGCACCTCGGCAAAATCCAGGTAGGGCATCCGGTCAACTTCCTCCGGGATTTTTTTCAGCAGCAGCGCCATCTGTGCGCGGTTGATTCGCCATACCTCTACGTCCTCCAGCGGCTCATCAAAGAGGACAGCCTTAATCAACCGCCCTCGGAGTTTTTTGAGGCATCTTGCTGCGCCCGCTGGATGAGCGTCCGTAGCTGTTTCGCCCGGTCAGCCCGCAGCCAGCGATACGTGTTCGCGTCGCGCAGACTCAAATTAGGCGGCGTATCCGGCGTAAACCAGTCTCCCGGCAGCGAGCGCACCACCTTCGCCATCTGGTTACGGACCGAGTTGAAAACTTCTTCCATCATCGCCGGGCTGGAATACATCAGCAGTTCATCCAGCACCGCCGTAGTTTCATCCCCGCTGGCAAGCCGCGCCTGCAAAATACCCAGCCGTTGAATCTTCGCTTCGAGGATCGCCATGTTCATCGCTTCCTCGTAGGTCATCTCCGACAGGTCAATTACTGGCTGCTCGCCCACCGGCAGTTGTTTCGCCGCCCGCTTCGTTTTGGTTGGCATCGCTGTCCTCGTCTCTTGCTCCCCTCCCTGAATTCGGGGGGGGGCTGGGGTTGGGGTTTGGTAGAATGGCGGTTATCTCACGCCGGATTAAAACGTCGCGCCGTCAAACATATTCGCATATGGCGCATCAGCCGCCTCGAACTTCATATCGAACGCGACTTCCGATTTTTCAACGCTGATCTCCAGCGGCGAACTCGTCAGGATAAAATCCTGTATGTGTCTTGGCTTACCTGCGATAGCGCCCTCCGGTCCGAAAATCACAGGATACCGCCCCGGCTTCAGATAGCGCAGTTGTGTCTGGATGATGTCTGTGTCGTAACCAAGCGTCACGCCCAGCTTGGTATCTTCCAGCCCGGTATTACGCTGCATATGATTGGTTCCGGCTCCGCGTGTCGTGTCCACAGTTGCGATGCTCGGCTCTAATGACACCTTCTTAAACTTTGCCTGCACCTCAAAATTACCGATTTTGAGATAAATGTTATTGCCGTTGTACGCTGGCATAGCTCACTTCCTTTCCATTTGAACACGCAGCAGAAAACCTTCATGATAGACCGGCTCGCCATCGACCAGTTCATCAATGTCGATGTCACCCTCCTGCGTGGTCGTCTTTATCCACCACGCCGCGCCGCCATCCAGACAATCACTCGCATCATCAAAATAACCCGCATCATTCAGCAGTTCGGATAATTGCCCCGCCAGCATCAGCCCCAGCGCCAGATTATCCGATACCGCTTTGACCAGCAGCACAATCGTCGCATCCTGCTTGACAAGCCGGTTAGCCTCTCCGCCGCCCTGCCACTGAAAAACCACGTAGGGTCGCACGACTCCCGCCGGAGCGCGTCTGACATAAACGCGGTCATCCCATCCGCCCTGGTTAATGCAGCGCAGATTGACGGCTCTGTATAGTGCAGCGCGTGCAGGTTCTGCCATAGCTCAACCTAAGAGATTATAGTCGCGGGCGTACTCTGCAAATTTATGCGAACGCCACTGCTCGAACACCGGGGTCATCCACGGACGCGCCGCCATACGCTCCGTGCCAATCTCCAGATGCGCCCCATAGATTACCCCGTCCGTAATGATGAAGCGCCCGCGCCTGTCTCTAAACCATCGTATAGTTGCCAGCAGCGCCCCAATATCAATGTTGGGCGGATACCCAGGCTGGCTGGCGACATGGACGACAGTCCCGCGTGTGTATGATGCGCCTGCCGGGGATGTGCCAAAGCTCAACTTAATATCAGTGACAATCTCCTCGGAGGCACCCCGCAGCATCCCGTCAAATCGATCCGGCAGCCGCTTCTTCAGCGCTTGCAGTTTGCTGGTGTCCGTCGTCGCGCTCATCCATGCGACCATCGTTACCCTCGCCGGGTCATGATTGCCTGATGGAACAACTCATCCGTCAGCGCCTTCTCAATACGAACGATGTTGTATTGCTCGCCGTCAACCATAACCCGCTGATTGACGCTCAGAGCTATGTCCACCGTGACCTCCAGCCGATATTCCTGCTGGAGATTTTCCTGTGCGCCTGCCTCGTTCACTGCCGACGTTCCCCGCGTTGACCCCACCGTAATCACCCGGCACGGCGCATTGCTGGCAACCACCTGCCAGTTTTTCACCGGCTGCGCGAACTCACCCGTCACAACCACTTCCTGCTCGATAGTGCAGGTTGTTTTCATATACTGTTTCGCAGCGACAATGAGTTTGTTCCGCAACCACTCAGGCAGTATCGTCATGGTTGATAATCCGGCGGCACAAGCTGGTCGCTGTCGTAGCGGTAAACATGGATACCGCTCGCTTCGATGCTGCCATCCGACACGTCCAGTTCTGACATTTTGTCGTCCAGCATCTTCCGATATGAAGCAATCGCCGATGCCGTACTCACCTTCAGCCAGTCGGCTGTGAAATCTGGCACAGACGATAATTTGGCGATGATATGCCGGATGCACGCAATGACCGCCTTTTGCCAGGTGCCATACTCCGTGATGATGGCGGTGATAATCTCATCCGTGAAAACTGGCGCAGCCGCATTCGTATCGTCGATATGAAAACGTACCCGGCTAACATCACTGGTGAAAGGCGTATAGGTGAAAGTCATCACATACCCCCCCGACTATTTATTCTTGCGGCGAGCAGTGGACTTCTCAGCATCGGGTTCGTCTGTGAATATCACATACCCGTCATCATCAGTGACCACTTCTGCACCGCCATCTTCAGGTTCTACAGGGTCATCTTTAACGGATGCAGGTGTCGCCGGGGTTTCATCGCCAGGCGGCTCGTCTGTCTTCACACCTTCGAAGCTGTTCGGCTTCATTGTTGCTTCGAGTTTCTCCGCCTCTTCAGGCGAAAGATAAGGATTATCACCTGTTCCGGGCAGGGGCATATGCGTGATTATGAAATCAAGTTTCTGCTGGATGTCGTTCAACTGCTGCTGCATTCTCGATTGCACACGGCTTGCTTTTGCCATGATCCACCTCATTGTGAAATATTGAACGGGCGCAGTTCCCTGCGCCCGGCGATTGACAGAAACCAGATTATGCGAAAGCGGCAGGCACTGTATAAGTGCCGCCCGTCCCAAATTCCAATGCAACGCCGTTGAGCCGGTTGCCCACGCCCATGCCAAAACGATTGCGATAGTGGCGGCTGTACAGCGGGTGAATCTTCGAGTCACCTGCCAGATGCAGCCCACGCTGGAGACCCGTCGCGGCGGGATCGCGCCTGACTTTAATCGGCTGCGGAGCATCGAGGTCAAGGCTAAGTTGATAGTCTGCCGGAATCCAGCGCCATTCAACCACCCATACTCCATTACACCGCCCGATGATGCGTCCCGGCACCATTGGCAAATTAATCGGGACATCCCGCTGGTCGCCGCTGCGCACGTTGACATCTTCCACCGGGTCGAAGTCAGTCAGGTCTTCAACTTTTGCAACCTGGGCGGTATTGATGAACGATGCAACATTCCCGAAGCCGGTTGGTGTGCCGGTGTGTTCTTCCAGTTCGTTGCGTACCACCGGGAACGGATTGTTCGTGTCGCTGATGGCTGACGAAGCATAGCCCGATTCGAGATAGTGGTTTTCGGTGGCTTCGCTTTCGCTCCCTATCACCGGCGGATAGGTCACTGCGTCCCCATTTGCCAGCGGCACAACGCTCAGGCTGCCCTTGTACTTATCAGCAAAGGTGTAGCCAGCACTGTTGAACATCAGCTTCAGCATTTCATAACGCCAGGTGTTGATATTACGAATCTGAATCGTGTCCAATGCAAGCTGCACATCGCGCACGGTCATATACGCCACATCAACATCGTTCTCCGCCACCGGCTCTTCGAAATCTTTCAGCGGAAACGCCACATCCCAGCCGCCATAGTTCCGCACAGCCGCGTTGCTTGCCTGCCGCCCGCGTTCCTGCATACGCCCGCCACCGGGCAGCTTGTAGCGTTCTTTGTATTCCTCGGTCTCCATTTCGATAAAGACCGCGTAGGCTTTCATCATATCGTCGTCAATCATCTGGAGGTACGTTTCCGCCGCCTCATACACAATCGACTGACCCACTGTGTTGATGAAGGTATCATCACCATCCTGCAAACCGAGAAGTCCGTAAATCCCTACCATTTGCTAATCCTCCCGGTTAGGCTGCCCAGTGGGGCGCGTCGATGTACAGAGCTTTGGTATAGTTGGGAGCGTCGCTCAATGGCACGACTGCACCGATAACGACGCTCACCGTTCCGGCAGCGTCCCCGATTACGCCATCCGTATCATTCAGATACGCGAGGCTGTGATAGGCACCTGCCAGCGTGAACCCGCCGATATGCCCGCGTTTCAGGATGCTGATTGCCTGCCCGATGCCACCCGCTTCCAGCGCGATACCCGCAAACTTCGCAGTACCCGCTGCCCCCGCGTTCGACAGTGCCAGCTTGCCCGTTGAGGCAAAATACACTGCCTGCCCGCGTGCGATTGCCACGCCGCAGATGCCGTTGTACGTCTCTGCTTTGTCATTGAAAAGCAGCGAGATACGGTCCGCTGCTGTGATTGCGATAGTTGCCATATTGATAAATCCCTTTCTGCCAATCCCCCGGCTTTACTCCCCTCTCCATGAAATGGGGAGGGGGACTGGGGGTGGGGATACATTAGTACGCTGTTTTCTTCAGCGTTTTCGTTGGGTCCGGCGGGGTCTTCCCGCGCTCCCCACGCTGCCCACCATCGAGGTTGGGCGCAGGCGTTTTCGTCAGCAGATGCAGATTAGCATCCAGCCAGCCGCTCAATTTTTCCGGCGTATAGTCTGTCGGAATCATGGTGCGCATGGCTTCAGGAACCTGCTTGATGCGCGTCTCGTTCATGGCTTTAATCTGCCCTTCGAGCGCATCAGCCCGTGTCTTCTGCATCTTGAGCGACTCAAGTTCTGTCGCCCGTTGTTCCGCCAGTGTCTTCCATTCGCCCTGCTCGGTGAGCCGCTTCGTTTCCGCAGTCGCCTTTGCGTCCTCGGCTGCTTGCAGCGCCTCACGGCGGGACTTGTTTTCCGTCCGCAGGGATTTGATGTATGCCTGCACCGGCGGGGGAAGCTGCGAAAGGTCGGTACTGTCGTCAATCTGTGACGGCAATACTGGCGGCGCTGGTGGTGTTTGTCCACCGGGCGGAGGAGCCGTTCCTACGGGGGGTGGCTGCTGCGGGTTCGCGCCCGGAGCCGGATCGCCCTCGGCAAACCAGGCACGCCGCATCAGCAGCGAAATCCCGGTGTTGCTCCGGCTGGCGGTTCTGACTCGGTGTTTTAATTGGGTCGCATCAGGCGACAGGGTATCGGTTGGCATCAAGCCTCCCCCTAATACGTAAATGAATTTGCACTCATCATACGTAGCGGCGCAGGTGCTATCGGAGAATCACCGCTTTGTATAGAATTCCGCTGCACCATCACCGAGGATTTTCTTGAGGCTTGCCTCGCGCATCATCTCTTTGAAAACAGGGTCTTCATAGGGGTCTACGAAGTCATTCAATTTCACTTTGCCCTGGCGCAGCGCCTCATAATTCGCAGGACCTGCCAGCAGCCGCTGCTGGTCAATCGTCAGCCCGCCAAACCATTGTTCCCCCGTGACAATATCCCGCCTGCGCCCCTTGACGATACTCACCGCCGTACACCGCCCGTTATGGTGGTCCGTAATACGCTGACCCACCGGCAGCAGTGTGCCATGCAGCGCCAAACACGCCAGGCAGATACGCCCATCCAGCACGCCAATCCGCACCTGACCCTCTAAAATATCAGCGTTCGCCTGCTGGTTGAAACTCGTCGCATCCCGGTAGGATTGCAGGTGCAGCGTCCGCATCAGCGTATTCGCCTGATACACCGGAATGCTCTCCGCTGATTCCCGTATCGCCCGCGCACTCGACCTGGGATTTAACCCGTTCACGAAGCCCCGGATAGCCACATCCAGAACCGCAGTGCCTGAGTCCTTCTGATACTTATCCAGCGCTGCATTCCACTCCGGCGACGTGGCATAGCCGACGAGCGCGTTGACCGCTTCCGGGTCAGGCGTGTTCCATGCCACCCCGAATCGCGCCAGTTCCGCATCTGTCACCCCCGGCACAGCCAGTTCACGGGTCAACGTCGCGGCTGCCGTTGAGCCAACCCGTTGCAAATCAGGCGCAGTCTCTTTGATAAGTTTGGAGTTCTGCCGCAGGATAGTATCGAAGTCCGCCAGCGTTGCCCGCATCACCGGATTATCTGGCGACAGCTTCTGCTGATTCTCATTCAGCCGGGCAGCTTCAGCGTCCAGTTCTTTCAGGCGCTGGGCGACGATACCCTTGCTGCTGTTTGCCGTGATAGCATTCATCGTCGCGCCCGCCGTGTCCGTGTAGCCCTTATCCAGCAGGTTCGTAACGAGGTCGTATACAGTTTCGGTGCGCGAGGGTAGAGAGGGGTTCACAGCAGAAATTTCGTGATCATGGACAGCGGGACTATCCGGCGCAGCAAATCAAAATGAGCCAGCATTGCAGGCATCCCGGCAAACCACCGACTGCGTGCATCCATCAGACTTTTCAGGTACGCCAGCCGTAACAACGCCCGCATATCAATCTCCGATTTTGTAGGGGCGGGTCTCAGACCCGCCCGAATAATCAAACGAGATGGCTTTAAGCCAGGTTCATCCGCACGCCGCTGGCGTTGATCTTGATCTTCATCGACGTGGTTGACAGCCCGATACCAATGCCCGTGACATACGAAACATCTTCCGTTGTGTCCGGTATTGCGATTGTAACCAACTCCGACACATCACCCGGCGTATTCGACAGGATATAAACTTGCCCGGATTTCAGCAGCGTCGCGCCGTTCAGCGTGCCATCAGTGATATAGTCCACCGGCTGTCCGGCTGCCGGTGCGCTGTTCAGCGCGATCCCTACCACCTCGGCGGTTGCAGCGGCTCCATCAGCATCAGCCACTTCCAGCCGCCCTGTCACCGAATTCAGATAAAGAACTTCACCTGCCTGAAGCGCAGCGCCCGACGTACCCTGGCGGATATTCGCGTCGGCTCCGGGCGTAACGCTCGTGGGAAGACTGATAACTGCCATAAGATTTTCTCCGGCTATGCCATAAAATTCGCTGCCCACAGCATAGCCCCGCCGCCTGCCTCTATCGGACAAATCAAAAGCCCCTCGTTGGAGAGGGGGCGGGCTGGCATAATGTGCCTTATCTCAGTCCATCCGACTTCGGCGCAGGTTTCGGTTTCGGCTTCGGCGGCGGGACAATCCGCACAAGGCTGTCCAGCAGATCGCCAAGAATTTCAGTCAGTGCAGGCGTGCCGTAAGGCAGATTCGGTTTTTGTGTTTTCATCATCACGCCGCCGATCCCACAGGTATGCCGTTCAGCACCCCGCCACCGAACGCCGGAATGTTCCCCGCCAGCGCCGCCATCCTTGCGCCCGAATCACCCCGCAGCGCATCGATAATTTTATCAATCGCATCATCGTCCCAGCCAAACACCGGCGCGACCAGTTTCAGGTACGTCTTCTGGTCAATCTTTTCGGCAACCTTGTTGGCGTTGTCGATGACCTTCACATCATCCCGCAGTTCAGCGCTGCGCCACTTCGCATACAGTTTTTTGTATTCCGGCGGCTGCTCCGTCCCATACGCCGCCTGCACCCGCCACATGATCCGCGCCACATTCTCCCAGGCATTCCCGAAATTGACATGGCAGCGTTTCGCCTTGCCCACCAGCCCAATCTCACGCTGCTTCAGCGCTTCGCCGCTCGATGTATCGCCCGCGTCCCCCGGCTTCGGCGTGCGCGTAATGAGATACATCTGGTCGATTTTGAATTTAGCCTGTTCCAGAAACGGTATCAGTTCCCCCTGCGCCAGCGTACCAAAGCGAATGCTGTCCAGCCATTTCTGCTGTGCATCACTGGGCGGCTTCGTTTCACCTGCCTCATCCTTGACATAGGCGTTTATCCACATCCCCGGCGACAGCGCCGCCGGGGGCTTCATACCAATAGAATATCGAATCTGGAACGCGGTCAATTCGGCAGCCATGACCATGCTGACCATAGTTCGATTAAGCGCATCCTGAAGCGGGATCACATCACTAATCTCGCTCTTGCCACCCTGCCGGTTTTTCGCGCTGCGGTTGCGATAGTGGATGATGGGTATCCCAATCGCTGTGCCGTCAGGCATCACCCATTTGCCTTCTTTCTCAGGGTTTTCTTCCATGCGCATCAATGCACCGCCGCGTTCGCCGGACTGGTATTTCTCCACCCGGTCTGGATAGTACGCATTCACCCGCGTGATAAATTGCGCGGCGCGTTTGGGTGCTGGCTTCGCTTCCTGCCAGAGCTTCAGCGCCAGCAGCGGGGTGCGCTTATCGGGACCATACACCATGATAATGCCGCAGGTGCCATCAAATGCATCCTCCTGCGTCAATACAACATCCCCGGTTTCATTATCAAAGCTGACCATGATATAGCTGTCCGCATCCCGTAGCGCCGCCTCATGCACATCCAGTTGCAGCCCGTCTATCCGATTGTCGGTGAGCTTATCCTGAAACCACGTTGTCGCTTCAGGCTTATCGGCTTCGATGGCAGTCAATTCCAGCCGGTCAATCACGCTCTGGATAATATTGTCCATATGATTCAGGTTGAACGGGCTGCCCAGTTCCGCCGTCTTGACCCGGAGCATATTGCGCATTTCTTCAGTCAGGCTGGCGCGATGCTCCCCGTCAGCATAGTCCCGGCAGAGTGCAACCTTATTGGCACGCTCCGTCTGTTCCCGCTGCCACGTATACCAGGCAACCTTATCCTGCACCAGCGGCTTAACCAGTTGCAGCAGCGCTAAAGTGCTTGCCATAGAACCCATCCCGAATCAGTAACCATCTACGCCACAGCATAGCCGTCGCCCCGGCAAGTATCGGACAACCCTCCGATAACCTTGCATATTTCCGAACATAATTTACCTGCATAAATTGACTGCTTCGAAGGGGGAATGCTATGAAAATGCTGATGATAGTTATCCTGGCGCTGATGCTTATGGTACAGCCAGCCGTTTCGCTCGATACACCGGCGCTGTGTGACATGGTGGATTTAACCAGTCACGGCGAAGCGATGGTATGGGACAACGTGCGCAAAGCCTACCCCGGCACGCCCAACGACCTGTATTATCTGGAAACGTTGTATCTTGACGACCCGGAAACGACAGACATGCACGATGTCCGCGCCTACCTGATGTTTTATTCGCGTCAGACGCAGGAACTGTGGATATTCCCAATGTGGTCGATGGTGACTGCGCCGAACAACGAAGCGCCGGGCTACACCTGCGCCCCGCGCCGGTACAGGCTGGACGAGTAATTTTTCGTGGTTTGATAAGCATCTTTCTGCCAGGCTATTCCCTCCCTGCTTGCGGGGAGGGTCAGGGTGGGGTTTAGCCCGCATATCGCTGCGTATCCACCGTAATCAACCCGCCCGCGCTCTCATCGACACCCATACAGAGATAGCGCAGCGTATCCATTGTGTGGTCATTTGCCTTCAGCGGCTGGTCTTTCAGCCCGTACTTATTCGCTGCCCATTGATACTGTTCAAACTCAGTCGGCAGCCACACCGCGCCATAGCCCAGGTGCAGCCGGGGCAGCCCGTCCTGCCGGATGATGAGCCGCTGCCGTACTGCCTGGATGCCCGTCTCAACACTGTTGTTCGCAGCTTCAGCACTCAGTCCGGCTTCCTCGAACATCTGGATATAATCAGGCTTCGAGGGGTCACAGTACCACGCGCTCACGTTGAACGTTTTATGTAGCTGCTTCGCAACCTCTACCCAGTCTTCAATTCTGCGCCGCCGGGCGTATTCTTCATGCAGGATGACAATACGCCCGTCCCAATCAATCCCGGCAATCAGGATAACGCCCGCGTTCGTGAAGCCCCAGTCCACCCCGGCGATGATGACCTTGAACCGCCGCAGGTCGCCGGTGTCGTGGGTCATATGTGCTATGCGGTTGAATTCAGGATATATCAACCCCTCGAAGGCGACGAATTCGCCGAGCAACTCCTGCTCTGCGAAATCACCGGTGTATTCATCCAGCAGGCTCTCAACAAACTCCGCGTCAAGGAACGTGTTATCAACCGTCCTTGCCCTGACCAGTCGATACCGTTTGACCAGCTTGTGCCGGTTAGCCGCAACAGCCTGCTGAAAATCCTTGACGAACTTCTGCCAGACCCAGTTACGACCCTTCGGCGTGGTGCCTATCCATGCGAACCCCTGCTCCCCGAACTGGCGCAAACGACCCACCATAATTCGCCAGACAACATCCGGGTAAAGCGCAGCTTCATCGCCGAACCACCATTTAATCGACGGACCGCGCAGGCGTTCATAATGTTCGGTTGACCGGAAAAGGATTTCGCTGCCGTTAACCAGCGTTGCCCGCATTTCCTCTTTGTTGTAGTCTGCGATGGCATCCCCGGCGATTTCCCGGAATGTGCGCAGGGTAGAGTCGCGGAGCATAGGATAGGTGGGCGCGGTAATCACGCCCAGGTTGGGGGTGCGGATTCTTTGTTGCCCGATTTGCCCGCCAGCAGCCATCAACCCGCGAACGCAGCCGCCGACGCTTTTCCCGCTGCCTATCCCACCGACGAATGCAGCATACTGCTGCTCCGCCAGCACAAATTCCAGTTGCTGCGAAGTAAGCCCAATATCCACATTATTCTTCGTCGCTGTCCGGCTCGCTCACGTCAGGCTGTCGCGGCGGAGCAGGGTGAATATTGAATACCAGCGGCTGATCCCCCGTCGTCAAATCGACCTCTGCCTTCGCCGGTCCGTCGATATGAATATGGATGAACTTTACCAGTGCCATCCATTCGCCTATATCCTTGACCGTCAGCGTCTCACCACCGGGTATAGTGACCTTGCCCTCTGTCGCGGCAGTCCATATCATCTCGGCGAGTAAATTTTTCCGGGAGATTTTCTTACCTGTATCCGGGCGAACGATGGACTTCTTGCCGCTTGTTTCAAGAATCTTCGCCAGGGCGCGAGGCTTTGGAGGTCGCCCGCCAGGATTACCGCTCTGACCTTTTTGGAATGGCATCAAATCACCGCCTGCAACGTGGGGTCTGACAGATACTCCGTCAGCATAATAGGGTTTGGCGGTTGCTTCGGAGTTGGCGGACGAGGTTGCCAGCACTGGAATTCCGGTGCAGCAAAAATGATTTTGGCAGGCGAGGGCGCAGCAGGCAGCATTGCTCGCGCATCCAGAGGCTTCCAGCCGCCGCGCTGCCCTTTACGCAGCACCGCCTGCTTCTGCTCCAGCCGTACTAACACCCCGCGAATGATGCGGTCATTTTTATCGAGGCAGTCAGCGACGATGCGCGTATGTATAAAGTTGCGACTAAACTGATACAACTCGCGGAGCGTCTTCAACACCGCCCGCTCATACCATGTCAGTTCCATATCCCGCATTAATTGATTGTTCCCGCATTGTTTTACAGTTGTTATCCCCCTCAAATCATAGCACATTTATTCGCCATCTGCCGATATAAAATTTAAACACCCCACCGGTGAACGCAAAAGGACACGATTTCTCGTGTCCCTCGCTCGACTTACGCGCCGTATCCGTCTTCAAACGGGACGCACCGCTAAACTTTACCGTGCAGGACATGCCTGCCGGGGCGCATTTGCCCCAAGTTTAATCATGGTTGGGGCGGATAAAAATTGGTGTGGGGAGTATCTTAGAGGGATAACCCATCACCATCGACCCGCCATCAAAATCATAGCATTGCCCTGCCATTCCTGCAACCTGAAGGTCATCAATCGTTCAGCCCTTAGATGTTCAGCGCGGGCTGGCAGAATGCCTTTTACGGCAGACCCCGAATTTCCTCCTGTAGAAATTTCGGGAGATTTTTATCCGCCCAGGCGAAGAAAATTTCTTCGCTGACTTCAGCGACCTGACCGACCCAGACAGCGGAACCCCACTGGTCCCGCCCGCCGTGACCAGTCCATTCCCATCCCCACTCCTGCGCCAGGATGGACTCTTTTAGCACCCCGCGAATGATAGATATTCCGGCGCCATCGCCGGATTTGCGAACAATCGTATCGTGTTCGTCTGTTCCGCTTGATATTTGCACCGCTACCCTCATGATATTTTCTCCTTGTTTTTCAGATTGTACCGCGCTCCACCCCGCGCGGCATGGGGGCTAGACCCTAAATCCTGTGCCAGCTTTCTAATTCGGATGCTACAAGTCGTTCCGATTCTTCCAGCGCTCTCTCCGCCAGAACTTCATTATTGCCGCGATACAGGTGCCACCCCACCTGGAACGCGGCGCGGCTCAGCGCTGCCATGATCTTGCCCCGGCGCGCTACCTCAGCGCCGATTGCCCGGTTATCATGCCGGGGCGCCGAACCCCCGCACATCTCCGCTTGCTCTTCAAGCGCCGGATGAATGCGATAAATCAGCGTCCCTGCGTCCTCAAAATTTGCTTTTCGCCACGCCAGGGCGATAGACGGCTTGCTCCCGCCACGCCAGCCATCCAGCGGCACAGCGGCGAATAAATCCTTAAGGCGATTCAGATATTCGTTCATTTCAGTCTCCTTATTTTTCAGATTGTGCCGCGCTCATCCCCGCGCGGCTGGGGGATAACCCCTATTTCCGGCTGACGGCTTCCGCAAATTCGCGGTCTTCGGCGGTGGGGGCATAAGTGTATTTGCCGGAACGGGGCTTTTGCAGACCCTGCCCCACCGCTGCGAACACAGTGTACAGGCGGCTGCGATTGCCGGGCGTATCCTGCCAGCCGAGCGCTTCGATGATTTCCATCGTGCGCAGCGGCTTATCGGAGCGCATCAGCAGCAGTTTGATGCGTCGCGCGTCGCGCATGGTATCGGACAGGTTGTTTTTCATAGATTGTGGTCGCTCATACCGTTGAATGTGGACAGGTTCAGTTCGATGCCGGTAATCGCCGTGAATGTTCCCTCGACGATTTCGTGCCGCATGAATTGAAACAGCACATCGATAAACGGATAAAAGTCTTTTGCCGGGATGCGTTCACCGATGACGGTGATAATCCCCAGGTCGCGCAGCATCGAATGCACTGCGTCAACCTGTTTGTGGGTCAGCGTTGCCGGGTCGTACACCTGGAATGTACAATTACGCAGGGCATACAGTTTTCCGATTTCCAGCGTGCGCCTGTTCGCGACGATGGTTTTTAACGCCGGCGTGACACTGGCGGCTTTTGCTTCAGCGGCGGCGCGGGCAACCGCGATTTTTTCACGGCGGGCGGCTTCGGCAGCCAGGCGGGTCGATTCGTCAGCGGTGATTTCAGCTTCACGGGCGGCTTTTTCTTCAGGGGTCAGCGGTTTTCCAAACATGTCTTTCTCCTCATTTGATAAAAGAATCATACCATAGGTGTTGCGACTGGTCAATAGTTTTACACACCAGTCACAACATTTATATAAGTTTTTTTACAGTTTGCGCCAGCGCTTTGCATCTGCCAGCACCAGCATGTAGCTTTCGAGTGCCGCCTCCTCGCCTGCCGGGAAAGCGCGAACGAGATACTCAGGCACTTCGGGCGATTCATAGCGCACATCGTAGCCATTCGCCACGACGGACACCGTGACAATGCCGCCCTTATAAATGCGATTGGCGTAATTGGGGCGCTGCACCTTTGCAGTGAGCGCCCCGGCTGCCAGAAGACGATTAATCATTATTCTGGCGAACGGCGACTGGCGATGAATACAGCCGCATCATCGGCGCGGATAGCATAGGTATTCCCGAATTTTTCAGCGGGGATGCGCCCCGTCTCAATCGCGTCCTGTACCGTCCTGCGCACAACGCCCGCCCGCGCCGCAAGCTGAGTCACCGTCACCGGCTTATCGACATCCACTGTCGATAAAGCCGACAGCAGCAGGTCAAGGCGGCGGCTTTTGGGCGCGAATGCCGCCTTGTCGCGATTGTAAGCCGACACATAAATATCCCGGACAATGACGCTTGCAAAATCCTGCGTGGCACGTAAGCCGGGTTCGCTGTGCAATTCGAGGCGAAAATTTCGCAGCAGTTCCCCGGCGACTGCCGCCGCCAAATCATCATCGTCCGCAAATAGTACGGGGTGGGCGGCATTGATAGCTGCTGCCGCAATATGCAAAACGCTGCCGGCTGTGATTTCGCGTGGCGTGGCTGATGCCGCCAGGATATGGCGGTATGCGTCGATAAGGCGCAAAGCTGCTGATTTGTTCGTGTTGTTGCTCATGATTTTTCCTGCGCGTATCCCGTCGCGCCCCGGAACTATTTCGATTAAGATAGTGGGGCGGCGTTCACAGCGCCGCCCCTACAACGAGTCCTGGCGCAAGCCGGGATTTGCCATTTACGCTTTGACAGTGAAGTGATGCCGCGAACTACTGGCGAAGATATACGGCTTGCCATCGCGCCGGGCTTCATCAACAAACAATTTGTAGGCTGGATTATCGGGATAGACAGCCAGATTCCAGATGCGTGAGGCACGATTACCGATAAAAGCGCTGCTGGTGGCTTCGACTACAACTGCCTCGAAATTCTTTACTCCGCAGTAAATCGGGACTTCTACCACCGCGCCGATAAATACTTCTGCATCTGATTCTGATGCCACAATCACCGGTTGAACTTCAGAGTCATCCGTCCAGAATAATCCGCCTGAGTGAGAAAATTGGTTGCCTTCGTTGTCTTCGAACAGGAAGACGATGGTACCACCGCGAGTCGTGCTGCGGCTTGAGATTTCATTGAATTTTTCCAGGTACGTTTCGACAGGAAGTGTTTCGTTTTCAAAATTGGACTTGCCGTTTTCGAAGCGATAATATCTGGCTTCGATACGAACGAACCGGGCGACTTTGCGAACCGGGTCGCTCTCATATTTGAACGTGACTTCTTTGCCCGCTTCCAACCACTTGATGACTTCTGTTCCCTGATTTGTGCTGATGTTCATTTTCGGTCTCCTCTGCGAGTGCCTTATTGCACTCCATACTTAAATAATACTCCTAATTAGGAGTATTATACATTAGAGAAAGATGAGAAAAGCCCGTTCCCGTGCTGAGAAACGGGCTGTGCTGGCAGAATGTCAATTCTTCACAGCCTCACTCCTTATAGTGATTGCTCGTGCGCCCGGCTGCGAAAACAGCGCGGGCGTTTGCCATTTCGATAGAACAATTATACCACTTTCGAGCTTATTTTTGCGGCGGCTTGAGCTAATGGGACAACTATTCAAGCGCCGATTGCGGCAGGCAAATCATCGTCGTGACCTGATACATCGCGTCATCCCACAGCAGCAGTTGACTGGTGGTAGAGACCTGCCGGTTTGCAAGCCAGGCAGCACCGAGCGCAGCCCACAGCGCATCGGGAATGCACAGGTCATAGACCTGCCATGACTGGTGCTGCGTGAACGCATCTTTCCACCATCTATTTTCCGGGCGGTCAAGCCAGCGCAGGATTCCGGCGACGATATTCAGCATGGTCTGCTGATACACTTCATCGTCTTCGATGTCTGATTGCGGGCGGGAAATTACTGTGATTTCATCCATCGTATTCATCATCCAGTTCTTCGGCTTTTGTCCCGATGCGGCACTCATAGCAAACGTAGTTCCAGCCCTGAATATCATTGCCCATAAAATCCTGGTCGATTTGCCCTTCCCAGTAATGGGTTTTCTTGCCGCACTTTGGGCATGGCGGACTACTGCCGAAACTTTCGTGATATTCAACAGTCTGAACGTGGTCGCCGGTTTCTTCATCGTGCCAGGTCAGTGTGTATTTTTTAGGCATGTGATATGTTCCTTTCTAAAAATCCGCCCCTACACTCTCTGTCCAACATAGCCATAATTCAGAAAGCACCGTACCGGGTCGTCATCATATCGATACCCGATGAACTTCAGGTAACCGTTTCCGGTATGTTCGCTGATGGTGTACTCGTACTCCGCAATCACTGTCAGCAGCGGATAACAGCGCCCGTCGTCATCTTCAACAATCAGTGCGCCACAACAATTCGGGTTTGCCGGACTAAGCACAACCTTCTCAGCCAGACGCTTTGCAGTATCCATATCCGTCGCGCTGGCACGCTGCTGGCGAATCCTGATGTGCGGAGACGGAAACCCGTTCAATTCGATGATGCGATAGTACGTCATCACTCCACCTTCAGCAGCCATTGCCGCTGCTCATCCGCCGTCATACGCTGCCACATACCTTCACAAACACGATAGTAAATCAGCAGCGCCTCGTCAGGAGTCACCGGAATGCCCCGTGTCATTTCGGCAAAACGTTTCGCCGATTGTGCCGAAATCTCGTCCGGTACTTTACGAATCCGCTTGCGATATGCCGTTTCCAGCATCAAAGCAGGTTCCACATCGAACTTTTGCAGGATTGCCGCAGCCGTCACAGCCGCCTGCGCGTGCTTTAAAAAATCATTCGGGTTGCTCATATCGTCCTACTCACCCAGTCTCGCAGCAGCAAATGCCAGCAGCAGCGCGACAACGCATCCTGGTATATACAGCCACCAGTAGCGCAAAAACAATTCCGTCTCCGTGAGCGATGGGTCAATAAACCTTGTTCCCACCATACCCAGCGCCAGCGCCATAGCCAAAAGATAGAGGACTGCTTGCAATACCCGCTTTTTCCGTGTCATATAGCTACCTCGATTATCCTGGCAGAAAACCTGTTATCACAATCAAAACGGAATATCATCCATGTCAGAGCCACCCGGCGCAGGCGCATAGCTCGTGTCATAATCGCCGCCATCAGCATTATGATCCTCTGGCGCACGGCTGGCAAACTCGATATTGTGAGCCGTCAAATCCAGCGAAGCCCGCGCCTGTTCTGCTGGTCGAGATACGCTCTCGCATTCGGGATGCCAGTCACCTGCACCTTCATTCCCTTGCGAACATACTGCCCGCAGATTTCCGCCCGGCACATCCGCCTCCGCCACGTATTCCACCCGCCATCCATATCGGCTGGCAATCGCATCAATCTGAAGTCTGGATCGCACATCGCCCGGATTTAGAACGCCCCGGAAGCCCTCACCATCTGATAGCAGCGCCACGAAGACAGGCGGCTGACCCGGATTATCATGGTGGTATGAGTTCAGCGTAGCGCGAGCCTCAGCCAGCGCCTTATCGCGCGTCGGAAACGCCTTTAATTTAAAAATGAATTCCTTCATCGTGCGTACAGGTTTGGGTTTCATCGTCTTCACCTCAGATAATATAAGCCCCCTCTCCAATCGCAGCCGCTGGAGAGGGGTCGAAATTGTAGGGGCATGGCGTGCCATGCCCAGGCTAATTAAAATGGCGTACCATCATGCAGCGCCGCGAGCGCCTTCAACAGCCGCAGCGTAGCAATCGCATCACTCGCTGCCCGGTGCGGAGTCAGGTCATCGACCTTCACCTTCATCGCCTCGCACGCATCATCCAGCGACCACCAGCGATAAGAACCTTTCTGCAAGGTCCCGACGAACTCCGCATACTTCAACATCACGCACCTGTCAAACGGAAATGGCTCAGATGCTGGCATGATAAATGCGGACCGTTCAACCTGTGCCAGCGTCATCGACTGGCGCAGCATCCGCTCGTCATACTCCACGTTGAATCCCACCCAGTTCTTATCGCCCATCGCCGCCCGGATATTCTCCAGCACAGCCCCGATGCCCGGCTTATCCTCAAGCATCTCCGGCGTGATATGGTGGATGTCCACCGGGCGCTTGCCGTTCTTGCCCGCAATCAGCAGCCGCGATGAGTCAACCGGCTTGATGAGTGATTGATACAGAATGGTCTCATCCAGCGCGACCACACCGATTTCCACAATTTCATCCTCGGTTTCGAGTCCAGTTGTCTCGGTATCCCACACGATGAAGTCACCCGCCGCCATCAAATTCGCCGCCCAACGCGCAACATGCCGCTGTCGTTGATCCAGTTCCAGCTTCGGCGCAGGTGCTGCAATCGGCAATGCCAGAATCCCACAGGGGACGACATGCTGAACGTCAATGAAGTTGTCTTTGCCAGGTATCGTGTAACACTCGATCTTTGCCATCGCAACCTCTTCGAGTGCCATCTCTTCAAGTTGTTCATAGCCTGCGTCGAACCACAGCTTCTTGTTCGCCTGGCGGATATAAATCTTGTCTCCGCTTTCCGTTCGGCATTCCCAGGTGGGATTAGCTTTGCTGCTGAGATAGTGCCGGATGCTGATGACACAATGCTTCGTCCACAGCGGGTTGATGAACACCGTCACCGACTCGCCCTGTCCTCCCTCCCTGCTTGCGGGGAAGGTTGGGGTGGGGTTTGCCGCCGTCATCCCGTGATGCACAATCTCGATGATAAGAGCATCATGAAAATCGACCTTGAACATATCTGCCGTCTCGCGGATTTGCCCTGGCTGAATATCCAGCACAATCATCGAATTAAGCATGACATCCCAATCCTGGCACGCCTCAAAACTTTTCTGCATCTTTGCCACATCGCCTCGCGTAAGCATAATCCCTCCGTGTAGGGGCAAGGCTTGCCCGCCCATGTCTATAAGCTGCGAATGTATTTCACATCGTCGTCTGTCAGAGCGAAAAACTCTGACCCGCGTAATCACTTCTTTCGCTTGCCTTTCTCAGCATCATCCAGCATCGTCGCTGTGACTTCGCCTTCAGATACAGATTGCAAAACCATCAGCCCACCGAACAAAGAACCCGCCAGTGCACCGACAACCGCGGTGATGAGACCCGCCAGACCAGCCAGCAGAAATACAACCACCAGAAGCACGACCAGTACGAAAAACATCAATCCCACCGTGTTACTTAAATTCGATTTCTTTTTCATCCCCACACCTCACAGGCACGGCGTAGCGCCGCCATAATTTCCTTCACTTCCAGATTGGGATAACCCGCCTGTATCTCATCGTTCAGCCAGTAACCCATGTTCAGCGCCTTGCCCGTGTCCCGGCAAATCAGGTTCAGATCGAGTAAGCCAGTTGGCGGCAGTTTGTTAATTCGGTCTTCAGGGTATCCGATTATTCCTGAGAGTTTCCCGGCGGGGATAACATCAGCATCATGGTCGATAAGATACGCCAGCATTAGACGCTGCATGTACGACTGCTGACTAATCTGGCTGCAAATTTCTCCCAGCTTCTTGCGCTGCTGGCTGATGATGCGCTCATCAAGTTTTTTCTGGCGCTCGGCGAGGACTTCAGTCAATGGTGCCGGTGATTGGACAGTCACCGCTTTGCCATTTACGCCCGGTACTCCCTCCCTGTTAGCTTCCCCCCTGCGTAGCGGGGGACTGAGGGGGGATGCGGGGGTGGACTTCGACGGCTTCGGTTGCCACGCCTGCAACGGAGTCGACGGAGCGAATTCAACCTTTTGTTCGCGCTGGCGCGTGATTTCCTGCACACTCGCTTTGAGTTGCGTTTCCAGCATGGCGATCTGCTCCGCCTGTCGCTGGATGATCGCCCGCAGCTTCGCCGCCTCATCGTCCGCAGGGTGTGGCGTATCTGCCTGAAGAAATTTTTTCAGGCTTTCCAGCGTATCGCTGTCCATCACCGGCAGCGGAGCAGCCGCGAGTCCCGGCGTAGGTCCTCCATGCGACGTATGCCGCTGCCGCATCTGTACCACCTGCGCCTGCTCGCCGCGCACAAAGACCGCCTGCCCGGATTGCAGCCCGCGCACCATTGCCTCAACTTCTTTGCCCGACAATCCCGGTATCAAATCTTTATACACGGTCATATCAGCAGCATGGGCGACCCGGTGCAGGAAAAACATGCCCGCCTGCGTCAGCACGTTTTTGGCGATATTGCTGCTGCGCTGGTTGACAATCATCAGCACCAGCCCACGTTTCCGCCCGCGCAGCGCGATCCGCGTCAGCAGTGCTGCCAGCGGCGACGGCTTCCCTGCCTGCGGGATAAACTCATGCGCCTCTTCCAGCACGATGCAGCAGGGCGCACGGCGCTGCCCGGCAAGCTCCCATAACCGGCTGAGGTATTCCAGCATAAAGTCTGCGGCTTCGTCCGCATCAAAATCGCTCGTATCCAGAATCACGCTCATCTGGTGGTCGAGCGCATACTCCGCCAGCGCCCCCGCCTGACGTGCGGTGACCGGCAGTTCCACGTTCGCACCGGAACCGGCAATCAGCACCGGATACTTTTCTTTCAGCCCGTAGTATTCGCCCTCCGGGTCGAAGATAACGAACGGCATATCCGGCATTAGCTCTTCGATAAGGACAGCAGCGGTTGTCGTTTTGCAACTGACCCGGATGACAA